AAACAAAAAGGTAAGGCATTCATTGTTAGAAAGAATGTTAGCGATGATTTGTGGGAGAACCATTTACAGGGAAAAGGTCCGGCTTTGGGCATCATCCCCATACGAGAGGACAATACGTGTAGGTGGGGCTGTATTGATATTGACAGTTACAATTTCGACCACGGCAGCCTCATTCAAAGCATACGCAATCTTAATCTCCCCTTAATCGTTTGCCGTTCTAAATCGGGCGGTGCTCACGTATTTTTATTTACTACAGAATTTATCTCTGCTGCACTCATGCAGCAAACACTCAAAAAGATTGCAAAAGTTTTAGGTTATGAAGGATCAGAGATCTTTCCTAAACAAACAGAAATACTTGTAGAACGTGGGGATACAGGTAATTTTTTAAACTTACCCTACTATAATGAAACGAAAGGATTAAGATATGCTATCGACGATAGTGGCTCCTCTTGTACACTTGAGGAATTTTATAAGCTCTATGATGTTTACGCGTGCACGGAAGAGCAAGTCAAACAAATTAAAATCGAAGAGAAAAAGATAGAAGAAGCGTTTCCTGCTGGGCCCCCTTGCTTAAATAAACTAGCATCAACTGGTTTTGGTGAGGGGTCTAGGAACAATGCATTATTTAATATTGCTGTGTATTACAAACAAGCACATCCCGATAGTTGGGAAGATAAAATTGTAGAAGCTAATTTAAAATATATGGAACCCAAGTTAAGTAATAGTGAGGTTCAACAATTAATTAAATCTGTAAATAGAAAAGGTTACGACAAGTATAGATGTAAAGACGCACCCATCAACGCGGTTTGTCAATCGGGTTTATGTAGAACAAAACGTTTTGGTGTAGGCTTTGGTGAAGAAGAGATGCCACTGTTGGGTAACTTAACTAAATACAAATCAACGCCACCGCAATGGTTTTTAGATGTGGATGGAACGCGGATCGAATTAAAATCAGAACAACTTTATAGTCCGCCTTTATTTGCATTAGCATGTCTTGATCAAGCTAATCTAGTTGTACCTGTACCAAAAGCAAAAGATTGGAAACAGTTTTTTTTAAAACCTATGATGAATAATTTACAAGAAGTAGAACCATTAGAGTCTTTAGATCCAACAAATCAATTAACTGGATTACTACAAGACTGGACTACAAACAGACAATCAGCAAGAACAATGGATGATGTGTTTAACAAACTACCTTTTACAGATGAGAATAAAGAATTTACATATTTTAGAATGGATGACTTCTATGCATTTCTTAAAAAGAATAACTGGGAGATGGATAAAATTAAAACAGGTAACTTAATAAAAAGATTAGATGAAGTCTTTGTATCTGAAGAAAGAGTTAGAATTAAAAAACAACAACCAAGATTAATTAAAATTAAAACAATGAAACAGACAGAAGCTTCTGTTTCTAAAGTTGAATATCATAAGGAAGTTTACTAATGAAAACAATAATACTAGGACCACCAGGAACAGGTAAGACAACAACGTTATTAGATTTAGTAGATCAGTTTATTCAACAAGGTATTCGACCAAAACAAATAGGATACTTTTCTTTTACACGAAAAGCTGCAAGAGAAGCAGCCACAAGAGCAGCAGAGAAGTTTGGTCTTGATGCAGAAAAAGATTTAGAGAATTTTAGAACATTACATTCTTATGCTTTTAGTCGTTTAGCCATGTCAAAAGAAAAGATGATGACAGCAGAAAACTATAGAGAGTTTGGTAAATTAGTTGGCATACCTATTAAGACAGGTAAACATTCAGAGGATGATGGCACATTTAATTCAGACAATGAATACTTAACCATCATGAATACGGCTAGAGTTAAACGTATGGATCTATTAGAATACTATGACTCTAGACAAAACATATTAGATATTGAAAGAGATACTTTGTATTTGTTATCAGAAGAATTAAAACGATACAAAAAAGAAAAAGGACTCAAAGATTTTACAGACTTATTAGAAGATTATATTGCACAAGAAACCAAACAAAGTTTTGAAGCATTATTTATTGATGAAGCACAAGACTTATCTTTAATACAGTGGGACATGGTTAGATCTATGTGGGCTAATGCAAATAAAACTTACATCGCAGGTGATGATGATCAAGCAATATTTAAGTGGGCTGGTGCAGATGTAGATCATTTCATAGCTTTGAAAGAAGAAGTTAATGATATTAAAGTATTAGATCAATCATACAGAATACCTGGTGGACCTATACACGAACTATCACAAAAGATAATTAGTAAAGTACAAAACAGATTTAATAAAGATTATAAACCAAGAACAGAACATGGAATACTACGTAGATATTCTGATGTGACACAAGTTAATATGTCAGAAGGTAACTGGTTGGTCTTGTCATCAGCTAATCATTTTCTTGATGATGTAAAAGATTTGTGTGAATTACAAGGTTGGTATTATCAACACAAAGGATCTAACTCTGTACCATTAAAACTTTTGATAGCTTTAAATAATTGGGAGAAGTGGCGTAAAGGAGATATTGCTTTAGGTACAATAGAGATAAAAAATATATATGAATACTTGGGTGATAGAGTCTTGCCTGGTTTTAGAAAAGGTAAAACTTTGCACTCTGATAAAAAATATTTAATTAGAGATTGTAGAGCTGAACATGGTTTAGTTACTGAAGATGTTTGGTATGAAGCTTTTGATGGTTTAGATACCATCACAGAGAACTACATTCGTAACATGCGGGCGAATGGTGAACAAATAAATAAAAATCCGCGTATCATTATGTCAACAATACATGGAGCAAA